TGCTCAACAATTAGATGCTGCAAAAGGTGATAGAGTTAAATTAGCACAGACATTTAAAGAGTCAGTAGAAGCACATCAACGTATAACACTAGGTAGAAATGCTGCTGATATGTCTGCTAATGAATACTTAAAAGAGTTATTAGAAGCTCAGCCTGATGTTATTGATGGTGTTGAAGTATGGACATCTAAGAATGTAGTTATTGCTGATTTAGTGTCAGGTACTTTACTTAGACAATTACGTGATTTAGGTATTGCCGGACGTGAAATAGCAGATCTAGTTGACTTAGATGATATTGATGGACCAGCTAAACAAATTGTTGATACTATGTTAACCGCATTATATCAAACTAAGAAAGCTAGGTTTGTAAAATCTGATTCATTTAGAGCTTTAAGTGCTGGTAAAGGATCTAAGAAAGTCTTAGAAGATGCTATGGCACAAGAAATGATAGATATGAAAGAATCAATCATGACTATGCTTAAAATAGCTAAAGAAGATCCTAGTGATAATTTAATGAATGCGTTATTTGAAGCTTTCTCTATGATGAAAGATTTAAATACTCTAGAAGACTTTGATAGATGGGCTAGAACCGTATTGAAAGGTGGACCACTTACAGAAGGCGGTATAAACCGTACTGGTGCTCTTATAAAAGAACTAGAAGGTGTAATGACTCATAGTATTTTGTCTGGACCAAAAACACCAATTCGGGCAATTATGGGTACATCTACTGCAACATTCATGAGACCTCTTGCAACAGCTTTAGGTGCTATGATAAGACTCCCCTTTACTGGTGACGCTGCTACAGTACGTTCAAGTCTTGCAGCTACAAATGCTTTAATAGATGCAGTACCAGAATCGTTCGATTTATTTAGAAGTAGATTAAATTCTTACTTTAAGGGTGACATAAAAAACATTAAGACACGTTATACCGACTTTACACAAGGTGATACTAACTGGGAGATCTTACGTCGTTGGGCAGAGGATAGTGGTAGAGCTGACTGGGGAGAAACAGCTGCATTTAGAGTTGCTAACTTAGCACGTCAAATGAACAACAGTAACATGTTGACATACTCTACTAAGATGATGGCAGCTACGGATGATTCGTTTGCTTACATTTTAGGTAGAGCTAAGATGCGTGAAAAAGCCATGCGTCGTGTCCTAGATATGCAGGGTAATGGAATTGAATTACCTGAGATTACACCAGAGTTAATGAAAGCTTATGAGGATGATTTCTATTCTCAAGTTTTTGATGCCCAAGGTAATATAATTGATGAAGCTACAGAGTTTGCACGAAAAGAAGTAACACTAACTCAAGATCTTTCAGGTTTTTCTAAAGGTTTAAATGATGTATTTAGTGCTGCTCCTTTAGCTAGACCTTTCTTTCTATTTGCGAGAACTGGTGTAAATGGACTTGCACTAACAGGTAAACATACACCCGGTTTTAACTTCTTAGTTAAGGAATTTAATGATATAGCATTTGCTAATCCTAATGATCTGAGTGGTTTAGCTAAGTATGGAATATACACAGTAGAAGAGTTAATGAACGCTAAATCTCTACAAACAGGTAGATTAGCGATAGGCTCTGCTGTAGTATTTATGGCTGCACAGGCATGGATGAGAGGCGATCTTACTGGTAATGGACCGGTTGATAGACAAACAAGACAAGTTTGGATAGATAGCGGTTGGCAAGGAAGGTCATGTAATGTTGGTGGTGTATTAGTAGGTTATGATTCAATAGAACCTTTTAACCTTATTGCATCTACAATATGTGATGTAGGTGATGCAAGTCAACTTATGGGTGAAGAATGGACAGAGAATCAGTTAGGTAAGATATCTCTTGTGGTTGCACAAGCTGTTTCAAGTAAATCTTATTTAGCTGGAATACAATCCTTTGTTGATTTATTTGGAGCTAAACCCGGACAAGGTCAGCGTATCGTAGCTGGACTTGCTAATAATACTGTACCTCTTTCTGGTATACGTAACGAACTTGGTAAGTTATTTACTCCACATATGCGTGAAATAAACTCAGGAATTATACAATCTATACGTAATAGAAACTTAGTAACTGAACAAATTGCTGGTGAACAAGAATTACCTATCAAGTATGATATACTTAATGGTAAGCCTCTAAAAGATTGGGACTTCCTAACCCGTGCTTATAATGCTGTTAGCCCTATACCTTTAAATCTAGAACAGAATGAAGGTAGAAAGTTATTATGGAACTCTGGTTATGATTTAAGGCAATCAATATACTACGCACCAGATGGAACAAACTTAACTAGAAATGCTAAAATAAGATCTCTATTCGCAAAAGCTATAGGAGAAGAGAATGCTGAGCTCGAGCTTACTAAATTAGCTAGAGATCCTAGAATCCTAGCTTCACTGAAAGAAAGAGATAATGATATAAAAAGTGGAAAGCGTGGCGACTATGATAATAAAGACTACTATCATAATAAAGTGATTGGTAGGATCATGGCTCAAATACGTAAAAGAGCTTGGAATAAGATCTCTGGTTCAAGTATAGTACAAGAAGTTGTACGAGAACAGTTACTTGGCAAACAAGCACAGCGTCAAAAACAAATCGACACAGGTAAATTACTAGCAATCTATAAATAAATGGCGACAACTTATAATGAAGACGGAACTAAAGGCGTCCGTAAAAATGAAAAACCTTGTCCATCTGGATTTTACAGAGATAAAAAAACAGGCAAATGTATACAAGCTGGTATAGGACCAGAGTACAAACCATAACAACCTTAAATAAATGGCAACAACCTTCGTAGACTATACAGGAGACGGAAACGCTACGAAGGCGTTCTCCTTTCCTTCAATACAAGAAGCTGATATCAAAGTAGATGTTGATGGTGTTATAAAAACGTCAGGCAGCCACTATAATATAACTAGCTACACAACAACAGGTGGTGGTAATGTTGTCTTTACATCAGGCAACATACCATCAAGTCCATCTGAAATACGTATCTATCGTGATACAGATGTAGATACAGCTAAAGCTACATTTACAGCAGGGTCATCAGTTAAGGCAGGCGATCTTAACAACAACATGACACAGATTCTGTATGCTGCACA